TCACCTCCACGACATGGTAAAACAGACTTACTTATACATTTTGCAGTGTGGCTTATTTGCACAAAACCTAACATTCGTATTTTGTGGGTTGGTGGTAACGAAGAGATTGCAAAGAACGCTATAGGTTCTGTACTTGACCAACTTGAAAGTAATGAATTACTAATAGAGGAAATTTGTGGACCTGGACCAAAATTTAAACCAACGAGTAGAACAGGTAAGTCCTGGTCACAAAGTGGTTTTACTGTAGGTACAAGAACAGTTACAGGTATTAAAAGTCCGACAATGGTTGGTCTTGGTCGTGGTGGTAAGATTCTTTCTCGTGACTGTGATTTAATTATTGCAGATGACATTGAGGACCACACTTCTACAATGCAACCTGCGTCAAGAGAGAACACAAGAAGTTGGTGGACTACAACACTATCAAGTCGTAAAGAGGAACACACAGCTATGGTTGTTATAGGTTCAAGACAACACTATGACGATTTATATTCACATCTTTTAGAAAACGAATCTTGGAAAACTATTGTTGAAGAAGCACACGATACAGGATGTACTTTACCAGACTGGGAAGAAGATACACATCAGGACTGTATGTTGTGGTCAGGCAAAAGAACTTACAAGTGGTTAATGGATAGAAAACGAGGTGCAGAAACTACAGGTGGTAGAGCTATATATGAAATGGTTTATCTAAATGTTGCTATGCCAGATGGACTTTCATTATTTGATAGAGTAGAGATAGAAGAATGTCGTGACCAAAAAAGAGATATTGGACACATACCACAAGGTACAAGACTTATTGCAGGACTCGACCCTGCATCTACAGGTTATCAAGCTGCATTTTTGTGGGCGTATGATGCTTCAGAAAATAAATTACACATGGTTGATATGAACAACAATCTAGGTGGCGGTATACCACAAGCATTAGACATTATTAAAGAATGGTGGATGAAATACAATGTATCACACTGGGTTATTGAAGAAAATGGTTTTCAGAAAGCTATACGACAAGATAAAAGCATTAGAGAGTTTGCATCAGGTCACGCTATATTCTTAGAAGGACACGAAACTTACAAAAATAAATTTGACCCTATTTATGGAGTGACTGCTATGCGACCTATGTTTCAAGAAAAAAATATTTCTTTGCCATATCTTAGCTTTGAAGCACAAGAAAAGGTAAACTTATATACGAGTCAGTTAGTGTATTTTAGCTCTGCTAAAAATAAAAGCAAGAGTGTAGGCACTAAAACTGATATTGTTATGGCTAGTTGGTTTCCAATGAGAGCAATTAGGCGTATGCAAAAAGAACGATTTGCTGAGTTGGGATATGATTATAATCCTAGCTTTTCTGGGTATGAACCTAGTAGTATAGATATAGATAATTGGAGATAGATGCCTTTAAATAGTGAACAATTAGCACAAAAAGTAGATTACTTACGAGCTATAAACCAAGAGGGAATGTTAGACAGAACTAGGATTCGTGACATTATGAATGGTGGGGAAGCAGCAGTCAAAGCTCTTCTTGGTGACAAAATGAATGTTGAATATAATCAATTACCTGCACCAAATATGTTTTTAACTGCACTAGATAGATTTGCACAAAAACTAGGTAGAGCGCCAGATTTAAAAGTTGATATTTTAAATGACAATGATTCACAACGAGCTAAAAAGAAATCAGAAAAAGTAGAGAGAATTGTTACAGCATACGATAAATTTAATAAATTACATAAACAATTACCACAAGCAGCAAGATGGCTACCAGGTTATGGTTTTGTAGTTTGGACAATAACTCACAAAAGAGATAGGAATGGTAATCCATATCCTATTGCAGAATTGCAAGACTCTTTTAATTGTTATCCAGGTAACTTTGGTCTTGACCAAGAACCTAAAGAATTAGCAATTATACGAAGAGTACCTCATGGAATACTTGCAGAACAATACCCTGAAGCTAAACAATATATTTATGCACAAAATGAAACAGCACAAGAAAGTGCTTACTCAGTATTAATAGAAACAACTGAACGACAAGGTAGTTGGGCTAACTCAACTGGACAAGGTAAAGTTGTTGTAGAGTTTAGAGATGATGAAGGTACTTACATTTTCTTACCTGAAAATAATAAGATAATAGATTTTATGCCAAACATACTAAAATCAGGTCCTTGCTTTGTAGTTGCTAAAAGATATTCTTTTGACCAAATGCAAAGTCAGTTTCAACACATTACAGGACTTATGGCAAACATGGCAAAGATTAATATTCTTGGAACTATTGCTATGGAAGATGCAGTGTTTACAGAAACAAATATTGTCGGTGAAATAGAATCAGGTAAATATAGAAAAGGTAGAGGTGCGGTAAACTATTTTGCACCAGGTTCTTCTGTATCAAAACCAGTTAATAACTTACCATATCAATTATTTCAACAAGTAGATAGATTAGAAAGACACCTTAGACTTGGTGCAGCTTATCCAGTATCTGATGATGGACAATCACCTAACTCATTCGTTACAGGTAGAGGATTAGAAGAACTAGGTCAATCAGCATCTCTTCATGTAAGAGAATATCAAACTGTACTAAAAGAAGCTATTGAACAACTTGATACAAAACGATTAGAGTATGACGAAGCTATGTTTCCAGAAAAGCGTAAACCTATAGCAGGTATGCACAATGGAACTGCTTTCAAAGAATCGTATGTACCAAGCAGTGATATATCTGAAATGTATGAAACAAGAAGAGTCTATGGCGTAATGGCAGGATTTGATGAACCACAAAAAATAATTACAGGGTTGCAATTAAAACAACAGGGCATCATTGATACACAGACATTACAAGAAAACATGGATGGATTAGATAACATAACTAAAATACAACAAAGAATACACGCTGAAAAAGCAGAAACTGTATTGTTTGAATCTCTTATGGCACAAGCTGCACAAGGTGACAATAAAGCTACAATGGCAGCTATAGAAATAAGAAATAACCCATCAAAAATGGCAGAAATTCTTGATAAGTATTATACAGCACAAGGTGAAGAACCTAGTCCAGAAGAACTTGCATTATTGCAACAAGGAGTTCCACAACCAGGTGGAATGGGATTGGGACAGTCACCAGTTGGTATAGAACAAGTATTAGGAGCGTTAGGTCAACAACCAAGACCACAAGAAGTACCAGAAGGAGTCTAATGTTAGGTGAAGAAAATATTGTTAATCAAAAATTTTATGACATTATCAATGGTGAAGATTGGGATGATATTGAGTTTGAAGATAGCACTTTAATAACCACAGAACTTATTGGTGAAGAAGATGTACCTATAACACATTTTATTGTTCCTACACCAATACCAGGTGTATATATAAACATTAAATTAGGTTTTAATGTAGATGGAGGAGATGATTTTGCCTAGAGGTAGAAAACCAAGTCCACTTACACAAGCTACAGATATGACAGGTTCAGGTGCTTATGCAGATATTGTTGCACCACCAAGAATGGAAGGCGACTTAACAGGACAAACTGCTGCTATACAAGCACAAATAGATTCTGCACCTCCAGTTGACCAAGAAGCTGCATTAACAAGTGGATTACCAAATGTTGGTAGAATCCCACAACCTATGAATCTTGCAGCACCTACAAATAAACAATTTGAATCAAATACCGCAGGTATACCTGTAGGTCCTGGAAGTAATGGACCAAGAGTTATACCTACAAACACATTACAAAACTTTTTTATAACAGCTAAGAATCTAACTAACGACCCAATATTTGACGAACTATTAGCCGAAGATATTGTGCCACAACCACAATTAGGGAAAGACCCAGAAGATTATTTTGGTATTTAATGGCAGATTACAGACAAATATTATTTGGTCCACCAGAGTTAGAGTCATATCTAGCTGATAATACAAAAGCAAATTTAAACGAACTAGAGTTTTTTAAAAATACAGTTACACCTGAAATAGCACAAAGTGCTGCAAACATATCACGAGCTTATCCAAACATGGATGCAAGACTGGTTATGTATGGAGCTATGCTCGGTGTAGAACATGATTCAGACTTAGCTTTACAAATAGCAGAAAGACAAAACAATGTTGTTATTAAACAAAATCAACAAGCAATTAATAAAATATCTAAAGGCAAAAGAGCATCACAATTAGGTTTATTAATGTTAGACCTTGGATTTCAACCATTATCAAGAAACTTTAAATCTTCTATAGTCGCTTCTGATGAAACAGGTACTGATAAATTCCAGGCAGTCGCTGCTAACACATTTATCGGTGGGTTAACAGGTGCTGCTAGTTTTATACCTGGAGTAGATGGAGATAAAGCTGCAGATAGATTAAGAAGAGCTTTACTTGGAGATAAATTTGCTGATGTATATAAAGAAAGCAAAGACGCTTATGGACCAACAGAATTTAACTTAGCTTATGATGAGTTAAAAGCAGGTAGACCTCTTAACTTAGGAAAAGGATATTTTCCTTCATCAACTCCTATTGAAGAAACACAAGGTTATAAGGATTTAAAAAGACAAGGTTTTGCAGACAGAGATGCTTATGCAGAAGCAGAAGAAATTTATGGTGTACCTATAACAGAACGATTTGAACAAAAAGAAAATCAATTTAAAACTGAAACAAGAAAAGCAGGAAAAGTAAATATATCACCAGGTAGGGTAGTTGCAGGTCAATTCTTTACAAAAGATGATTTAGGTTATGCTTTTGGGTCTGCTGCTATTGATGGTGCATTTAGAGTATTTGGTGACCCAACTAATGCTGCTTTAGGTTATTTATCAGGAGCAAAAATAGGACTAAGAAGTTTAGTAGATGAAGGTATGCAACAAGCATTTAAAACTATAAAAGTTGGAGATGATGTAAAAAACATACCATTAATAAATCAATTTGTAAAAACAATTAAAGGTGGAACTGTACAACTATCGGATGGTACATCAAAAGCAATATCACCTAAAGAAGCTCGAAAACTTATGTTTGGTAGAACTGCTGTACAAGTATTAAATACAAAAAGAGGAGATAAACTTCTTGATGCTTTTGTCGCTAATACTGATTTAGCGACATTAATGGATATGCCTGGTATGAATAAAGCACCTGTAGAACTACTTAGGTTGCTAACTGTTATTGATGATAAAAATTTTATGAAAACAGTATTAACTTCCATAATGCAGAATGGAAACTTAGCAGGTGTTGATGACGCTATGAGATTGCGTTATGGACTTAATGATGATGTCGTAAGAGCTATATCAGAAGGTAATCAATTAAAAATACCTATACAACCAAATCTACTAGGAGAAGGTTCTAATCTTATAGCTAAAAAATTATTAGGTAAAGATACTGATATTGGTGGTGCTAGAAAACTTATGGAACAAGCTAATAAAGTAAAAGCTGTTTTTAATCCAACAGCAGCAGATAACTTGTTTACAGGAATTATAGGTGTAGGTGGAGATTTAAGAATGACTATACCTAGAAGATTAAGTAGGTTTTTTGACTTAGCACCAAGTAAACAAATGACAGTTAAAAACATTGGTGAAAGTGCTAGAAATTTAGATGGCATTATGAAATCAGCAAGATTTAGTAATGATGCGAGAAACAAATACATAGAACAAATATTAGATACTGATAATCCACAGGGAATGTTAGAAACAGTAAAAGAAGTTTATACAGATGTCGGACAAAAAATAATAGAGCGTAACCCAGATTTAGTAGATTTTAAAGATGAAATAAAAGAAACTATGGAATTTTTAGCTAATGAATCTGATTTAAAAAGATACATGACTACAGAAGAAACTGGTAGACAATTAGCTTATCCAGGAGTCAAATTCAAAGCAAGAACTAAAACAGCAAACAAATATGGTAAAGAAGAAACTGTATTTGAAGCAGTCCCAACTGCACAAATGGTTTCAGAATATGTAGATAATTACATAACGCTTATTGATTATACAGAACTAGAAAGATTCTTTCCTATATGGAGAAGTGTTATAGGAACTAAAAAATCAAATCTTAGAAAATTTATTGATGAACCAACTGAAAAAGTAACTAACAGATTAATAAAAAGAATTGGTGGTAGGAAACTTAAAACTGACCCAAGAACAGGTAGAACAACACCAGGAGGTCAGACAACATTAGGTGCTATGTATGAAGATTATTTGTTACAAAAAGTTCTTAAACCAGTATGGATGCTTAGACCTGCACTAATAGCCAGGGTTATACCAGAGGAAATGTTGCGTATTATATTTAGTGGTTCTCGTGTAGGACTGAACCATCCACTTGCTTATTATGCAGTCAAGATGGCAAAAGGTACAACTTTAGAAATGCAAAATGCTTATGGTGATGTGTTGTGGGGAACAAGAATTAAAAAAAGAGAAATGGATATGATGAAAGAAATTCTTGGTCCAGAATTTATAACAGCAGCACAGATGGAGTATCCGCAAGTAGAACGATTACTTAAACACATGAAAATAGGTGTCAATGAGTATGGTATGGCATCTGACGATTATGTGTCTTGGGTTTTAAATGGTAATGATGGTAGAGATTTTATATTTAGAGAACTAGGTATCGAACCTGTAAAATCATTAAAGACATACAGAGGTGCAATAAAAGAAACAGCAAATGATGGTAGGTCTATTGGAAAAGTTATATCAGACAATCCTGATGGAGGTTCTATAAACTTACAAACAGGTGAAGTTAATCCTCCACAGTTTGGCGCTGTAAGTCCATACCAAAATTTAGGAGATTCGTTTAATGTTCAAGAAATGGCAGTAACTTTAGATAAACCTATTGGTACTCCTGTAGAAGAACTTATAGAACCATTGTTAATTAACTTTTTAGTAGAAGATGCACAAGCACCATTACGACAAAAGTATTTAAGAAAAGAAAATCATGTATTAGGGTGGTGGTTAGATAAAACAGATAACAGAGTTTATATTGATGTGTCAGTTACAATACCACCGCTTAAAGATACTTCTACAAAATCTATAGAAAAAGCTCTTGTAGGTTTAGCAACATTAGGAATTAAAGGTAAACAATTAAGTGCTTTTATACCAGACGAAACAAGACAAGCAGTATGGCTTAAAAACTTTTTAGACTCTACAGAATTGTCAAAGTGGAACAAAGCAATAGACACTGGTGATAACCTTATGTGGTTTGTAAACAAAGAATCACCTAATAAAGAATTATTAAGAGATGCTGCAACAAATGACATTGTTGTAAGAAAAGCAATTATGGAAGCATTATTCGATACAAACTTTGATGTTGCAAAAGTTATAAAAAGAAAAAAACGAGGTGTTGCTAATGTTGCACCTGATGGTAGTTGGTTACCTTTACAAGAAGATTATCTACAAGCTATGTCAAGAAAAGCTATGTCACAATTCTTTGAACCAGTTAACAACACAGCATTAGATGGTGCTTTTGTTAGTTATGACAAAATTGTAAATGGTTCTTTGGAAAATGATTATGTTAGAAATTGGATACATCAAACTATCTTGTTAGCTAAAAACCCTATTACACAAAGATTGTTAAATGATGGCATTGACTCAACAATAGAATGGTTGTTGAAATCTTATGATGGTAAACAAGTAATGACTAAATTAGTTAAAGAAGCTGATTTACGAGGTAGACAAGCTAAAGAGGAACTTGCCAATCCTGTTGCTTTGCGTAACAACTTAGAAGCATTAGGTTACAGAATAGCAAGACATATTGGTGGAGAATACAAAATTAAAGACCCTTTAACTGGAACAATGCGTACAGAAGATTGGGCAACAGAGATAAGATTTAGAGATGGAGTAAAAGTTTATCCATTGTATGAGTATGGGGTAGATGGTGCATCATCAGCAGCATTAAACTTTTTGAAAAATGGTGGTTTTGCTGATGGCACAGACTGGTTAGAAAGTTGGATAATAGCTACACAAGGTTCTGGTATGAAAAGTATTAAAGGACAAACATCAAAATTCTATACCGATATATGGAAGTTGTTTAAAAAAGATGTAAATATATTTCCTGACAGAGTTAATGGTGCGTTTAATAGTTTAAATAACAGATTTGATGGTAATAGACTAGGTAGAAAATATGATGACATTTTAGAAAAACTATACAATGTATTTCTTACTGGTCCATCAGATATTGCTAATCGTGACCCATTGTACAGATGGAGTATGTATGAACATGGCATAGATGCTATACCAACAATGACAGAAGATTTAGCTAAAGACTTTCTTAAAGGTGCAGAACAATCGTTAAGAGGAAGTAAATTTGGTGAAGATATATTACAAGAAATTGTTGACAAAATTGTTGCACAAAAAGAAGTTGGTTTCTTAGATGAAATAAACAAGATGGAAGATTTGATGAATATTCTTGGTAAAAAAGCAGGAGCAACTGTTATAGACTTATTGTATAGTACTAAATCAAGACATCAGTTTTCAGATGCTTTATCTTCTTATGTACCATTCCCTGAAATAGGTGCAGAAGTATATAAATCTTGGGGTACTTTGCTTGGAAAAGGACCACAGAAATTTAATAGGTCAAGAATAGCTTTTGATGCAGGTGATGAAGGTAAACCATGGGATGCAGAAATGGGATTCTTTTTCAAAGACCCTGTTACAGGAAAACGAATGTTTACTTACCCTGACCCATTTAATGTAATACAAAAGAATTTCTTTGGTGAAGATTTAAGACAACAAGGTGTAAGAGTAAGACCTGCAGGGTTCTTATCTGCACTTAACTTGGTAACAGCTAATGGTTTCTTACCAGGTGTTGGTTCAAGAGAAGTTTGGGCATTAGAGTTTTTAGATAACATAGGTAATGGATTACCTAAAATAGTAGAAGATACTGTGTTAGGTGATTACCGAATGAATCCATCTGCTTCTGAACTTGTTTTTGAGCTTATACCATCTGCTATACAGAAAGTAATGACTGCTGAATACTTAACAAATAACTCAGATGAAATACTGGATGCAAGATATGCTAGTTCTGTTATTGACACATTAGGTGTTTTATATGCAAAAGGTATTATTGACCCTACTGATTCTGGTTTAGCAGCACAAAACTTAGAAAACTATAGAGATGCAGCTAATAACCAATGGTTAATTAGAGGTGCTGTACAAGCAACTGCACCTACAGGATTACAACCAAGAATGGAATTACAGGATAAAGATGGTCAATGGTGGTTTGTTCAATCATTAGTTAAAGAATATAGAAGAATGTTAGAAATTAACGACTATGACTATACAACAACACAGTCAGAGTTTATTGATAGATTTGGTATAAATCCTATACCTTTAATACAAAGCAAAAGAAAACCTAATGTAAAAACTCCCTATACAGAAAGTGCTGTTCAGTTTTGGTCTAAAAAAGAAAACAGAGAACTTATGCAAAGAAAACCAAGAACTGCTTACTACATACGACCAGACACTATTGATGATGACTGGGTATGGTCTGGTGATTTTGATGCTATGAGGGATTATTACACAGAATCAGAGTGGGACTTACTCGTTAGACAAACTTTGCTTGAAAGAGAATTGCAAAATGAAAAAGATAGACTCAACGAAATAGCTGATAAAGATAACAAGAAGGGTTCTAAGTGGGTTAATGGTAATTACGCATTGTTTAGAAGGAAAAAAGAAGATGAATATGGCATTAAAGGATTCTCATCTTTAGGCATAGGTGAAATAAAAGCTGACCCATCATTAGATATTATGGAACTAGAAACTTGGAAAGATGAACCACAGTTATCTAGTAGTCCAGAATACACACCTTTAGAAAAATATTTAAACAAAAGAAATGAAATAGAATATGCTATGACTTATGGCGGTACAGTAGATGGTGCTACATGGATGAAAGCTAGTCCACCTACAATAAATCCACTAACTGGACAAGCCGAAAGAAGTGCTGTTGCTAGAGATATATTAGCAGATTATGGCAAAGAACTAATTGAAGAATATCCAGATACATTTTTTAATCAAATATTTTATGCTATTCTATTTTATGAAGTCGACAATACAAGATACGAGGATTAATGAGTGTTGAATCAATAGATTATAGACAATACGAAGGCAACAAGTCAGGGTTTTTATCTGCATTATTATCAAAAGATTTTATTTCTTATGTACAAGAAGTAGGTGTTCTTGGAAAATTTGCACAAGACCACAAAACAGGGATGTTTTCTATAGAAGATTTAATGTCTATTCCAGGTGTAAGTGCATTACCATCAGTACAATACTTTCAAAACATTGATAGAGGTAATGTAGATTTAGCTGAAGTTAAATTTAACTTACAAAAACTAGAACAAGATTTAAAAAATAATTATGGTGATTCTCCAATAGAATACAACGATAGTGTTATTAAGTTTTATGGCGAGTATGGACTAGATGTAAGTGATTTATCAGGTAAGCAAAAAACATCTTTTAATTCAACTGTAGAAAACAATGTTAATTTTGCTAATCAAATAGACGCAACTTTAAGTGAAGAGGCTATAAGTTCTTTTGGTATACAAACCCCAGAACAAAGTTTCTCGTATAACGAAGAAAATCAGGTCGCAGGTCTAAGTAATGTTTTAACATTAGGTGGTAATTATTACGATTCTGATGGTGTTTATGTAACAAGAGAAGGTGAACCTGTTATGGGTACTAATGGTAACCCAGTAGAAGCACCATATAAAAAAGATGATGGTTGGAATTTGTTTTGGCAAAGAGATGATTTATTCGAGGTACAACAGCTTATTGTAGAAGCAGGTGGACCTGCCCCTGAAACGCTAGGTGTCTGGGATAAAAACTTATCTAAGTACATGAACAATGTTTTAGCATACGCTAACGACTCACGAAGTTGGGAAGTTGATATGGAATCTGGATTAAGTATGGAGAACCAATGGCGTAGTGCATTAAACGAATACAAGTTGCAAAATGAGTCTGGTACACAGTTATCAGAAATTCTCACAACATTAGGCTACTCCACAGTAAACAAACCAAAACCTACTGCTAGTGAAGCAAAAGCTAAAGTAGATAGTTTATATGGAGAGTTAGGTTTAAAAGCAACTGCAAGAGATTATAAAGATATTGGTGAAGCATTTATGGAATTGTCTACACAAGCAGAAGCTAGACAAGCAGAAATAGATAGAAAAGCAGTAGGTTTAAAAGACTTGTTACTTGGAACTACAAAGTTTGTTTCATCACCACCATCACCTGAAACACCTGAAGGTATTGAGTACCAGAAGGCAGTAAACGAAGGTAGAGTACTTGAAACAAGCACAGGTATATACATTGTCCCTAGTGCAGAATCATTAGCAGAAAGTAAACAAGTACCAGAAGCTATTGATGTAGATGGTAAGTTAAGAGAGATGGTAGAAAGCAGAGATGCTACTAGAATACAAGGTGTACAAGATAGAGATTTTCAAAGAGATAATGCAACATTGTTTAAGAGTAACTTCTTAACAGCTGCTAAAACAGGATTAGGATAATGGAACAAGTAAGTTGGAGTAGGTGGGTAAATGCTATTGTTACCGCAGCACAAGAGTTAAGAGAAGCAGGTTTTTCTATGGAGCGTGACCCTAGCGCAGATGAAGATGTATTTTATAATTTATTAGCACTATCTGCTGCTGAATGGAGAAAAGGTGACGAAGTAAACTTAAAAGGTCCAGGTATGGGAAAAGCTCTTGGTGATGAAGAGTCATACTCACCATTACAAATATTTATGGATACATGGGGTGAAGATACATCAGATAAAGATGTCACTGTAATTAATAATGAATTTGTTCCTGAGTTTCAAAATATTGATAAGGACGACTTAATATCTCTTATTACAACAGATGTAGACCTTGCTGCTAAAGCAGCAATTATTGTTTTAAATAGCAATAATGGATATGAGAACTGGTCAACATGGAGTATGGTGCAAGACCCTGAAACACCACAGTATATAGATTATGCAAAACAATTCACTAATGATTTAACAAGAGGCGGACAATTTGATGATGATGTACCACCAACAGTAGATTCTACAACAACTACATCAACTACAACAACTACTATGCCACCTATGGAAGAAAAAACTGTAGAAGAACCACAAGAGTATTCATCACAAGTTCCTAAACAAGCACCTACTTTTGAAGAAGCACAATATCAAACTAGAATTAACAGATTAAGACCAGAATATAAAAAAGATAACTTCTTAAAATACTTTGATACAGTCACAAGTTTTAGAAAAAAAGACCCTTTAACTTTTAAAGAACGCTCTGTAGCTAAACCAACTGAAATTAATTTTATGGGAACACCAGTTACAACACAGGAAATAATAGACTTACTAGAGCCATAAGATGGAAGAGGATAACCTACCTATTCCTGAAGATGCTTTAGACACACCTACAAATGTAGTAGATGAAGGCATAGAGTTATATCATTCTATATCTAAAGGTGGAACAGTAAATAAAAACTTTCACGCAGGAACTTACAATGCAGCTTTAGATAGAGCAAGTCAATTTTATGGTGGTGAACAATTATATAAAATAGCCAATGACAATTTAGATTTTATACAAGAACAAGCTAATGATTTAGTATCTGAATTATCAGAACAAGTAAGTTTTGAAAAAGTAGAAGATTTTTATGAAATAACAGATGGAATGGTTACTAGAGAAATAAATATTACATTACCAACAGGTGTAGAAGCAAGTTTTAACATTGTTGCAGAAACTTCTTTTAATAATTTAACTGTAAAATTCCAGGATTTAGATGGATATGATGGTGCAGAAATATATAGTGAAACATTGGACTATATAGAGTATGAACCAGATAATTTAAAAAGTGTTACTTCAACTATAGATATTACTGGTGATGAAAATGTTGCTGAAGGATTGTTAGATGAAATAGGTTTAAAAAGTCAAGCAGGAGATTTTAACTATAAAGATGGTTACGATTTATACAAAGTAAATATAAAACCTAGTGCAAATGTAGT